TAACTACGCAAAGGCGGGCGTTGGAAAGGATAGTCACCAGATGTCATTTGGAACGGATGAAGAGTTCTGATTCCTTTTGTAGAGGACAACGATGGTAGACTCAGATGACGCCGTTAGACTTATCGGTATTGCCGCAACGGCGATGGAAGATACGCCCCCGGTTTCTGCCACACCGGCACCAGCACCAGCACCAGCACCGGCATCATATATTCCATCAAGCACATTGCCTATGGGAGATGTCAAATCAAGCGTACAGAATATTATGGATGGTCTTGTGAAACAAAACCCGGATATATTCTCTGATATGAAATCGCGTGTGGAACGGATTCTAAGCGGAAAAGGGTACCTGGATGCGCTTTTGTACGGTGTGGATAATCCGGATAAGATACGTAAAATGATTACCAGAACGGGTATTACCGACCCACTACTGGATGCGTTGCCCAAAAACCATTATATACAGGTTGAGAGTCCCACTGGTGGGATAATATCTGTGGGCAAGATACGATTATTTTTCTACAAGGAAGACGATGATGAGATTGTAGTATACTGGAATATCATTTCTGAACCAAAAGACAGGCTATTTAAGACACTATCATATAACACAAAAGATTCTCATAAAATATTACGAGATATTGCCTTTGAAATCGCAAGCAATCACAAGACGACAATGCATATCAAACAGTTTGCATCAGATATCGGTATCTCGGAGCCGATTCTACAATCTACGATGAAAGATATCGTAATGGGTATCGGGATTACGGATATGAATCTTTCAAAAATAAATGACAATAACTATATACAAATCACATATACGAATCCACAACCCGTCACATCCGAAACAACCAATCGTATCCCATCCTATACGATGTATATCACCAATACAGGTGATGACTTCACGTTAAAGACTACGGCTCCAACCGCTGGTGTTAAGATTTTAGATGTGAACAATCGTGATAAGAGTATTTCTGATGTGTTATTCAAGCTATTTTATATGATTCAAAAACACGGTGTTCTAGAATCGCCATCCGCGGGACGATCTCATAGAATCCGTGGTCAGACTAGAAGACGCAAGAGGCGTGTGCGCTAGCTGATTACTGAGTAGCGAGCTCCTTTTGTCGCATCTCCAAGACACGCATAATCGGGTCCTCGAGATGCATCACACGATGACAACGTATGCCTGAGATGTCTGGGTGAATCTGTACCAGCACCATCCCGTCGATGCGCAAACCATAACACCTCTCTAGGATAGACCGGTATAGATTGAGTTGCAGAGAATAGTGCCAGTATTTTGTATCATACAGAACTTCCACCGGAGCGAGCATTCGCTTTGTCCATCGGGGAACATCGTTCAGCCACTCGTCTTCACCTGGCTTGTATCCATAACGCGTGGCGTCTAGGTCAACTTCCAGGCCCTTTGAGACCCGCTTCCAGTCGTAAATCAGGTATCCCCCGGTTGCTGGGTTGTACATCAGGGCGTCAATCGTCCCAGCGATCTTATACGTTTCGTCCCATATCACCCACTCCGACCTGTACGGAACAATCCCCTTCGGGTTCGCGTGTGATTCCCAGAACTCTCTGACCTGGAGCGCCTCCGTGACAGCCTCTCCCCATCCGAGCACGGGCTCTTCGTCCCCAAGCTCCGCGTCTTCTGCGCGATTTCTCCGTATCGTACCATCTTCCCACCGGAATCCGATGTGAAGAAGTTTTTGATGTTTGTCTTGGGTCTTTTCAAAAGGATACCATACAAATACCTCGCTTGTCATATCACAAATCCACACACGGTGCCGTGACGCTTTGTCCTTGTTATCGTCATCGGGTGCGAAGATTCCGGTAATACGCCTGAGACTTCCCGCTTCGGAACCACCACACGGTCCATTCCCCGGGGCATACCCAATATGAATGCCCTGCATACTTAGCTCCATTCGTGCGTGCAGCGCCGTACCACGCTTGTTCTGACTCTCCCAGTGTGATAGAATTTCATCCTTTGATTTCCCAGAGAGGGGATGCTCACCGTTCTTATATCGCCTTCCATTCATAAGCGTGCTCACAACCTTATCCTTGTCAAATGGGCGGTGGAGGCACGAAAGCAACGATGTCGCACTAACCCACCCGTCTACGTGTCCATCAATCCGATACTTATGCCCTTCTTCCTGGAACTCTACTCTATCATCTCTAGGGTGCTGATTCACCCTGGAGAGGATATCCCACGATTTCTTGACGGGCATTTTATTTTAGATACTATCCCAACTGCGTTCCTTCTGATGGGTCAATTACATCACAATGTATGTGTGTAAAAACGCAACCATCGTTCCGGCTAAGATTGCTACAATCCAGAGAGGAAACAGAGTGTGCCCGTCACCAACTCCAAATGCCTTAGGCGTACCATCTTCGTTATAACTTATGACCGGCCGAATCACGACATACGTTATCATTATGACGAGGTATAGCAAAATGGCCGCGAACATCTATCTACTATACAATCCAGTGGAAGAACACGGTATGTTATAGCTTATCAAATCACACAGGCCCGTTCCCAATCTGGTATTTAAATCCGAGCGGTCCGCCTATCCTATGACGAACCGCGTTGAGTCGTTTACGAGAATCAAATGGGATTGGTTGGTGGATGGATAGTTTCATACAAGTCCGCGCATCATCGTATGGGTATGATATGTACAGGTCTCCACGACTCGTGCAGTATTTAGCACCTCTCCCGGCCACGGTGGTTGACGCAAGGGCATCGCGGATTTTTCTAAGACATGCGTATGTATCTTCCTTTGATTCTTTGACAGGCTTCCGCTTGGGTAGGGCAGAACTTGTGTTTCCCATTTACCCGATGTGTTCTATACCTACGCATCATAATCAAGGTCTTCTTGTTGGGCTGCCTCTTCGGGCGCGCCTTCTCTTGCGGCCTCCATGAATGCCTCGTCTGCCGCGTCACCAAACGCCCTATCTCTCGGTCCGTCTTCGGGTGCTGGTTCGTCATCTCCGGCGCTTCGTCGCATCCGCATCTCTCGGTCCGCAACAAGCTCCGACTGCTGGGTGTAATATTCGGCATTGAACCTGGTTGGGTCTGCCGCGACGCGGCCTTCTAGGGTCAGCCCAAGGCTCTGGAGTGCCTTTGTGATCTTCTTACGCTCCCTGTCAAGCCCATCCAGCCGGTAGATAAACAGCTGGCGCTCCATCTCTCGGTCCTTGTTCGCCTCCTCGGCGATCATAGACGGTGTTACATCCGTGTAATCCGCGGCCATATCACGGAGGTCATCCACAACCCCGCGGTCTGTGCGCTCCCCACGGATGATATAGCGATTCGCAAAGAGCGCGACGTATGCGTCAATCGCCGCGAATACGTCATCGCTTCCCGAGGACGCTCTATCGCGGAGTACACCCACAAATGTTCTGAGGATGGTCTCGCGTGGGATGCGGTCCGGCATCTCCGTAATCGTAGTCAGGAAATCGCGAACAAGTATCCGCAGCGCAACGGCGCGCTCTGGCGTATGAATACCCAAGTCACCGGTCATCATATGAACTAACGTGCTTACGCGCGAGTAATACGAGTTTTCTCCGACCAACACTGCGAGTCTCCCTCCACCCGAACCGGTTTCAATCTTTTCGGGTGTCACTCCCTTGAGCAGTGGCTTCACACGGTTGTGTATCCCATAAAGAGGCCCCCTTTCACCCGCGTAGGAACCTCCCTTTACAGGCTCTACCGAGTACCGAGGTTGGCCGGTAAGCGCGCGATGGGTTTCTTCAACCGCCATAATAAGCGCATCATGAACCGCAATCATCTCGGCACGCGTGCTTCCGTTTGCGTCACCAGAACCCAGCGTAGCCTCACCACTACCAAAACGTAAAAATGTCTCCGTCGCATTCTCGGCCTCGCTCCCGGTTGGTTTGTCAAGGAGTGAGCTGTCGACAACCGCCTGGAATGTATCGGTTACAAATGCTTGGAGTGTTGATGGTGCCGAACTAGGCTCTTCTACAGAAAACAGGATCTCGCCGGTTGTGACAAGCGGTATTAACGAAGTGGGTATACTCTTTGATAGGGCAGTCTCGGATTCGGCGCGATTGGGAGGTATTTCTGGGATGCGTTCTCTGGGTATCCCGATGAAATCATACGCTGGTGCTCGCAAGATGGTAACATTCCGGTGTGTCTGGCGACTCCTGCTAGCATCGTCGCCATACAAGACACGGTAGAGTGCTTCAGACCGTTCTCTTCCCATCCGCTTCAGCGCGTTGCGCAACTCGGGTGCGTGGACCGGTGATGCGATTGCTGCATTTTCTCGTACGGGGACCCCAAAAGGGTCTGTGCGGAGTGGAACCTCGTCGTTCAGCACTCTTTTACCGTCTAGGATAAGTTTCCCTCCCCCCGATGGTCGGTATCCGACAGGTATGGTTTCCCACATGCCTATCTGCCGAAGAGACCGATTCGTCATCACCGCCCCGTATGTTCGCGGGATGTCATCGCTCCGCTGGGCTCTGAACGAACGGTCTACGATAGCGGGAGAACTGCGTGACAGCCGAGATGCGATTTCAAACAAATCACGGATCCCAGAATCGTCACCCCGTTTTTTCATAAATATGGTGCTCGCACCAAGCATCTGCTCGGGTGTTCTGTACTTTGCGTCTTTCGCATCGGATGTTGTTCTTGCTGCCTTGCGAAGTATTTCATACAAAAATCTTGTCATTCTCTCGTCATCACCCCCCTTTGCTGGTGGGTAAAAGTACGATGGGGTTACATCTCGTGCGGGGGGGGGAACCACCCCTTCTGTGGTTGGGAGTTCAATGCTTTCACCGTGTCTTGTCATCAGCAAGAGCATACAGAAGACGGCACCGCGTATGATGGATTCCGTGAGGGTATCTCCGCCTCTGGGTACACGTATCATATCTGTAATCACACTGGCTTCGGTAACCATCGCAGCGACCTCTTCAGATAAGAGAGAGGTGCGCACAAGGGCTTCTACAAGACCAACACCCAGCAGAAAGGCGCGTCGTGCCCGGTCTGATGCTGGCTTAACCTCTGTGATAAAACTGGCACCCGCCATACCCTTGGAACCGCGACGATTTGCCTCTAGGATGCGTGGGTCGGTGATAAGGCTCTCGTCTGGTATAAACCCAGCCCCCGGCGCGCGCTGGATCTCGTCACCCTCTGGCTTACCATATCCAGTCTCATAAACAGCCTGCTCGATGTCAACCACCAGAGTATCAGCCAGCCTCGCGCGACGCAGATCGGATGCGTTTGCGATGGTCCGCTTGATATCACCGTCGTCACCATCCACGTATGTGACATTCCGTCGGAGCATTACATCCAGCATATCGTACAAGAAGGGTGCTTCGTCAAGGATACGATTGTTTTTAATACATCTCCTGCGCTTCTGGTATACTGGTTCCCCCCTCTCAAACAAACGACCCAGTGCATCTTCCATGTCATCGCGCCGGAGATGCATCCCTGGGATAGAATCCGCGAGGGCAAGATCGTCGCGTGTCTTGGAAAGAACGCGGTATTTCCGATTTAACTCAAGCGTTTGGGAGTACACCGAACGCGCTTCCTTAGGAAGACTATCGACCCCAACCTTTTGGATGTTTTCCACTGTAACATCGTCTCCCTGAACCTTGAGACCCTCATCTTTGATGCGGGTCCATTTTTTGCTAGAGCCATTCCACGTGTACGCGGCGGTTCGTAGATGGCGGGTGATTAGAGCAACATCGCCATCCGCAACAGGCCTTCCACCGAGGATGACCCTCTTTACGATCTCATCAACCCTGTCGTCATCCATACGGGTGTCTACGGGGAGTGCCGCGTTGTAAGCCACGATGTCCCTTTTAACCGCATCCAGCAAGACCTCCGGAGAAATACCCGCAAACGAATCCCTTGTTCCGGTTGGGCATATCGCGTCAGTCCTGTCAATGTCATCTTCGCCGACATCAAGGGGGAGGGTGCCTTCTGTTTGCATCTTCGTCAGGATGCTACCGGTAATCTTCTGGAATCGTTCACCGGTATACAGGTGCTTCATCGGGTCGTCGTCGCGTGATTCGTCCCATTTGATCGTGATTCCTTTTTCAGCAACCCCACGATTATCCACCTCGATGTCTTTCCGTGATTCATAGTGTTTGGCGATATTTGGAAGAGTACGAAGCCTGGAATCAATCTCCTGAAGGTTCTCTTGAACGCGTCCCATCTCCTCACGGATACGCTCTCGCTTCCCCGCGGCTTCCGCGGCTGCTGCTTTGAGATACTCTTGTATTGTGGCATATTCGTGGATTGACCGAATTGTATACAGCAGAGAGCCATAATCCCCCGGTGTCGTCGTGATGCGGTGAAATGCCTCCCACGGTCCAATCAGCCCGAGCGTATCTGGGTACGCGGCCCGGAGGTCCTTCTTGTTTCGGAATAATGCGTCAGGTCTCGGAATGCGAATCGGCGAGTCGTCCATCGTGATTTCTCTGCGCTGCTGGCGGGACCGTTTGCACGTATCATTACTCATCGCCGAGAGTATATTCATCTCAGTATGTGTGAGCGTACGTCGGGTGTACCCAAACGTCTCTAACAGAGAGGATGTCTCATCCCACCCAGCCGCAATGACAGGACCCAGCGCACGGAGCACATTGGGTAGCGGGAGCGACACGACTTCACGCAGGAGCGGTATGTTGGGGGCCATACGATTATCCAGCACAACCAGTGTATCCAATAACAAGGCTACGTCATCAGGGGGAGATACAAGGGTCACGAGTCCAGACCGCCCCTTCTTGCTGGGTATCGTTCTCGTCCAACCACGCACACCCTCTACCAGAGGTGCTCCAGGGGGGACGTAGTATCGGAGTGGGAGTATGACTGCGCCATCTGGCTGGATGTGGTCTGCTGGGATCACAACCTGTGAATCCTCGCCATCATTATCTCCGCCGTTGAGAATGCTAATCGATGGGGTTGCGATGCGAACAACTGGATGTTCTCCAGTGATATCTGTGGAATCTTGAATTGTTTCATTGGCAAATATCTTGGTGTTAGGTGGCATGATGTAAGGGGTCCGTTTCTCTACCGCGTGACCCTCTCCCCTAGATAACACGTACGGTGACCGCAGTGTGGCTATGTTTTCTCTCAGGGGCAGTTTTTTGGTTTCTGGAGACGGGTCGGATGGGGGTATCCCTACGTACTTGGGTGGGTCCCCTTCGTTTTTTGCCGAAACCTCGTCTACCGGAACAACCTCTTCTCTATGGCTTCCATCTATCGGGATTATCCATTCGGGAAACGACTGGTTTATCTCTCGTAGTAAAACGGGGTCCTTTTCGTGGAATATCTCTTCGCGACCATCCATAGACTGTTTTGTTTCACGGAGTATCAGATTCTTGATCCGCTCCGAAGCAGACGCGTGTTCTGTGGTTGTTCCCTTGCCTATCGCACCCACCGCCGCCACAATCTGTCCGCGGAGTCGTTCGGTATCTCTTGTGCCTCCCGTGCGGAGGGTTTCCTGGCGAACAATATACTCGGGTAGGTCTTCGCGTATGATACGAACGGATTCGGATTCACGAAGCCTCTGGATTTCCCTGTCTCGCGTTGGTGTTGTGGGTGTTACTGGCTCCTCTGTAGCATCGGCGTCGCGACCTTCTGCGGGCATCAGGAACACATAGGGGGATGTCTCACCGATACCTTCTTCGTTCAGAGGAATCCGTATCACGGTCTCCGCGAGGTCGGATATGCGAACACAGTATATCGCGTTTGGCTCGGTGCGCACCACTTGCAGCGTGTGGCGGTCGTGGTAGTCCGTAGACGGGACACCAATGACAAACCTTCCCTGCTCAGCGCGGATCGCTCTCTGGATTGACGCGTCTTCGGGGCGGTTCTGGAGCCGGATACGCTGTATCTCTCCCTCCTCTGACCCTGCTCGGTACGTCATTAGGCGAGGAGGCTGGTTATCTGGCTCATCAGGGTCTCCGGGATACCACAAAAGGTATGAACGTCCACCGCTTCCCATCGGAGGAATCCGCGTAACATACGCGAGCCCCTCGTTGAGTGTCTCGTTAGTGGATGTTAACTGTACGATGTCGTATGGAAGGAATGCTACTTCCGTATCTTCGGCTTCCATCTGCTAAAGGGGCCTAAAGAATGCCATCCTGTAGTAACCTAAGTGGTATAAATATGTTTGATAATCTTGTTGAGTTCAGTTCATACAACGCGGAGTTTCTCCGCGGAAAAGGTCTCATTGTAACCGAGCACAATGACCTTGGCCTGGCGATTGTTCGGTACCATAAGGGTGATAACGCGTGGAAAACACGAACACACGGTGAGTGTGACCGGGCAGACCCGGTTGTGAGAAACCACCGCTCAGTGGTGTACTCGCTAGAGTCGGGGCTTCCTCTTTCTGTCGCACCGATTCGCAGGATTCCGAATGACCTGATCGGAAACTCTGACTTGAATGAGGAAGATTCGTTTGTCGTAACGGAATACCTTGACGGGACGATGATTCACGTGTTCTGGAATCCCAACACGGATGCCGAAACCGGGGAACCACTTGGGTGGACCCTCGCATCAAGGAGCAAGATTCACGCCACGTGCAGGTTCACAAGCGACAGGCTGTTCCGAGACCTATTTGAAGAGGCTCGGGAGAAGAGCGGCGTGTCTTACGAGTCTCTGAATCAGAAGTTCAGTTATACGTTTATGCTGGTTCATCCCGAAACCCGACGCGTCATTTCGTATGATTCACCTCGTATTGTTCTGGTGTCAATGGTCGGGTGTGTTCCTAAGATTACCGGTATCGCGGATGAATCAGACTTACGCCTGAGTGCCCGAATGGTATCTTGGGAGAACATGACGACGGAGGCAAACCGCATCGCACCCGATATCCTTCCCAAAGAAATCACCGAGTTGGTTGACGCGAACGATGTATTGAACTACTCGCTTTGTGATGATGTTGCACACACGCTGTCCGGGTGGATGATCACGAAGAAGTCTGGGTCGTGGGGGAGGGTTCGTATTCTTACGGATGGGTTTGAGACGTGCGCGTCCCTTCGTGGAGATACGGCATCACGCACGACAAACTACCTCCGGCTAATGTCACTTGACCCACAGGGCGATGCGATTCAGCAGTATGCGGCTTGGTACCCACAGGAAACCGACGCGATCCAGGAGTTGAGCGTATCTATTCAGTCGGCTATCAAGGAGCTCATCCAGAACTACGTTGATCGCCACGTAAAGAAAACCAAGGAGCACGGAGACCTGCCACACTGGACCCGTCGTCCCATCTGGGACCTACACGGTAGATACCTTCGCACGCGCGTACCAATCAGGGACACGGAGGTGTTTGCGTACTTCCGCGATATCTCTCCGTCGGTGGTGAATCGTATGCTAAAAAACAGAGATAAGGAGAACCGCAGGGTAACTCAGGGTGCAGCAGCAGCCGCAGCAGCATCCGACGCGGCAGCCCCTGGCTGAGGCTCACCGAGCAGATACGCGCTTGGGTGAGGTGGGATTCGCGCAGCATCCGATACCTGCTTCGCGATTTCCTTAAGCGCCTGCTCCGTCGTCTCAAGGGTCGGGAGAATGTGTCCCTCAAACAACTCTTCCAGCGTAATATCCTTCCGATGAAACCGCATTACCATTACCGGGGTTAGCGGGTGTGGGATGCGATATCCCACAAACCAGTTTTCATAGTTGTCGGTGTCATTCTCCTTGGCACTGCGAAGGATCATATCTTGCAGAAGGTTTCCAAGCGTGTGGTCCTCGTCTTGGAACCGAATCAAGAACTCATCATTGGGGGCATTTCCCTCAACAATGAGCTCTAGCCGGGGTGAACGAATCGTCTTTGTTTCCTCGGTAAGAAGACCCTTCTGCGAATACAGTGTTGACATCTCCGTACGAATCGCACGAACCCGCTTTGCAAGCGAAATAGCACCCTCGCGGAAGATTGCAACCGAGTCCAGCTGACCCGTGGTTTCAATCACAAACCGGAATGCTTCGGGATCACCATTGGGATTCCGCTTTACGTGGCGAAGTGCAACCGTGCTCTGAAACGCCTTCCGAAAGCCCTCTTCACGGTCTGTCCCGGCGATACCCTCTTCGGCAACCGCGGCATTCTCTGCATCGCGGACAGCATCCTTGTCAAGACTCATGGAATAGGTGGCACAGCAAGCAGGAGAGAAACACGCGTGGTCCTTTCCGCTTCCCACAGCAAGACCCGCTACGAAGCGAAGTGTTTCACCAGAAGTCTCTCCACGAGGACCACGCAGGGGCACGATGGGGATGGGGCGGTACGGGAATACCACCCGTGACATCTCCGGAGACACGAACGATGCGGTCTTCTTGTCAAAGATGCGGAGGTCCCTGGTTGTGACCTCAATATCCCCGTCCGTAGCGGTTACATCCAATCGGACCTCGTATCGGTCTGTAATAATCGCGTGTGTTCCCTGGGATGGCGTAGGCGGGGGGATATGCACCGGAAGCAGGCTAATCCTGAGCGCAAGAAACTGGTTATTCAGCCGACTCGTATTCTCTGCGATCCTGATGGTGGCCTTCTCGGGGGGTTCCGCCACCATCGCAACCGTATTGACGTTTGAGAGAATCTCCCGTCGGATACCGTTCGCAACTGAGGTTGAGATACCCGTCATTCCAATACTGACACTGGTATCATCATCTGGGAATCGCTCTACCATTTCAACACGTGGGTTGGGAAACAGTGACATTCTGTTGTCTAATCGTATATTGAAAAGTGGGGACCGAACGTATGTGTTCAATTCTGCGTCGGAATGTTGTCATTTAACGACAGCAGGCGATGAGTGGTAAACACGTATTCTTTTATCACCCCGAATGTGGACATTGTAAAGAACTCCTCGGGCGCATCAGGGGAACACCCCTGCAGAATGAGTTTCTGTACATCAATATCTTAAACGCAAAGAGGCTACCGTCGAATCTCAAGGGTGTTCCGGCAATCCTACCGTCGTTTCAACCAGAAACAGCACTCCTACAGGGCCAGCACGCTTTCCAGTGGGTTACGAGTGTTGTATCAAGCGCAAACACTGGTGGTGGTCCACCGACAATACGGTCGCACCCTGACCCGCACGGGGTGCAGAATCCCCGCTCACAAGAACCAGTCGCGGATTCCACCGGACACGTCCCGGTCGTGATTAGTGGCAGCTCGGGTGGACCCGGTGGCGCCGGAGGAGCCGATATGAAAGAGTTCATCGGAACATCCAGTTTTGAAATGGGAGGGAAGGGATTTTCGGATAAATACAGTTTCTTAACCAGCGACAGCGCGATGCCGCACAGGTATAGCTACGTGGGGGAACACACCGCGCCTGGAAAGGTCGGACAGATGGTTACGAAAGAACCCGGTGATGCGCTACGAGACGCAAAGGGTGTTACCGCGAAACAGAAGATGTTTGAATCCGACCTGAAACGACTACAGGCATCTCGCGACGAGATCCCGAATGGTATCCGACGTGTCGGATAATGTGCGTTGGTATAATGGGTTGAATCCTTGTATCTCGTATAGACAAATGAGTTCCAAGGCACACGCGATTTTCTGCTCAAAGATTCAGAGTTTTTCTCAGGATATGCGCGTAGTCCTGAAGGGGGACGCTGAGGCATATCATATATTGTCAACTCTGGACGCGATGATTGGTATCAGTCCCGATTTGGTGGTTGCTTTTTTTAAGAAGCACATTGCCGTTCCGTACGAGAAGGAAATTTTGAGCCGTGACGAGTCATTCCTGCGGGGAGAGATTCATTCCAAGCTTGGGGAGTCAGATACTTCCGCTGCGGCGGGACCACTGGAAAATCTGCACCACAAGATCCACGAACGATGGGAAACGATGGCCGTCAAGGATAAGAATATCATCTGGGATTATTTCAAGCTCCTGGTCGTTATCTCAAAGCGTCTCTGAGAGTAGTTTGAAGGTGACTTAATAACTCATAGCGCATATCAGAAAAGAATACAATGCCAGTAAGAGTTCAACAACTTGTTGAATCCTTTCTGTCAGACATTACACTTGTGATTCCCGAGCAGGCGGATGGGTGTATTGCCGTTCGTGAGGCGCTCATCCGTGATGCCGACGGGGTCATCCGGGGTATCGTGAAGCACCTTGGTTCATACGACGAAGCCATCGTTGCTCGCAATGACTCGTTTCTTGTAAAGGATGGTGCAGAGGTCATCCCGGGGATTAAGATATCGGAATACTGGGAAGAGCTCAGCGATAGCTCGAAGGATACCGTCTGGAAATACTTGAACCTAATCCTGCTTGCCGGAGCAAAACACATCCGTTCCCTAGACCGCCGTGAGGATAAGACAAGGGCCAGGGACAAGGACGCTGCCAATGATACACGGGGAGAAGATATCGCTTCTGACATTGCTAAACGCCTCAGGGACCCAGAGGTTCGGGACAAGGTAATGGAAACCATCCGTGAAACAATGGCGTCTATACCCGATGAAACAGATGAGGAAGTTGATCCCATGGAGAAACTAAAGGCGATTGAGGGTATCATCGGGGACCTCAAGGGGACACAGATAGGAAAGATTATTGAAGAAATCGCTTCTGACCTGTCGGGGGATATCAGCCCAGAAGCACTGGGGTTCCCGTCTGAGATGGACATGAAATCAATGAACCCACAGGACCTTATCGGACTCCTCGCAAAACCAGACCTGATGAAAAAGATTATGAATGTCGTTGGGCGGATCGGTGACAATCTGAACAAGCGGATGGAGAGCGGTGAGATAGACCGGGAAGTCCTTGCAAGAGAGGGCCAGGACGTTTTGGCAAAGAGCCAAGATCTGCTAAAGAGCCTGTCACCGCAGGCGGCGCAGATGCTCGCCGCGATGGGAGGTGGAAAGGGCGTAAGCGCTCGTAAGCTATCACGCGCGATGGAGAAGATGGGTGGAAAAGACCTTGCAGCGGCTATGGGAAACAACACCCGCAACTCTTCGGTGCGCGACCGTCTCCGTAAGAAACTGGTCGAGCGGGAGAAGGCAAAGGATGATACTGCCACCGAACCGATGGAAACATCGTGGCAGACAGGGGATTCTCCAGAACAAACGAAGAAAGCAACGAAGAAGCCATCCAAGAAGTCGGATAAGAAACGGGGGAAGAAACATCGTTGAATTCTGTAGCGGGGAATGAAAACGGAACCATTCTGGAAAACAGACCCCTCGGTCCTTGTAGACACCCGGTATATCCACCGTTTTTTCCCATCATCATCGCTCACGATGTCTGAGCGTCTGAATGCGATTGTTCGCTTAGGAGCATTCGTTGGGGTTGGATTGGCAATCGTACAGAAGGCGGTATCGTGGGTCTTGTTGCCGATTGTTGCCGGGGTTATAACAATGGCGTGGGATGGTGGGTACAGCGATTCGTCGGATACTCCTGGGCGCGTCTCAAGGCGAGAACGTGACTTTATGTTTCTCGTAAAAGAGATCGTGTCTGGAAACACAAGGGATATTGAGCATCGTCACCGTGTTAAGCGCAGTAAAAGAGCACATTCATCTCCGGCGAAGGTATCGTCGAGGGTATATCAAGACCTGGACACGAACATAGAGAACCTTCGTAACGAAAGGGCTACCATGCGAAAACAGCTTGATTCAAAAATAGGAGATGCTCCTGGGTTTGCGAGAAAAATGATGCGACGAGATGAAGAGCGCTTCCGAGCAAATGGACGAAAGAAATATTCTCGTGTGTAAGAGCAGGAATCAACATGAGCAGCACATACCCGGTACCGATGAAAGATGGATATGGAGAGTTTACGGGTCAGAAAATGAACCTATACACACTTGGTCGTCTTCACGATGATGCGATTGCGGTGCGGGACAGGACCCGCCAGTCTACGGATGAGGGGGCGTGGCGGCTGACGAACTTCCACCTTCAGAACCCGCGTGCCGTTGAGCGCGTGGCTGCCTCGGAAATCCAGGTTACTTCTCAGGACGGATATGGGCCTGGTGGGAGGGTTGTTGACACCGAGAGTGACCTCAAGATTTCGTCGATCCAGACACATCCGAACGTCCCGATTCACCCCCAGTCGCGGCCTATCAAGACGGTTCCGTACATGGGCGGTGGCCGTGGAAATCCATACATCGAGAGCCTTCTCCAGAAGTCAGAGCACATACGGGACAAGAAGTCGTGCGCGACGGTTACGGATTCATTCTTCCGGCAGCAGTACACCCCGATGATCCCGCACCTCGCAAGGAATGTTCAGAACCCATCACATTACATCGAGGCGATGAACGACCCCGGGTGGGTACGCGGTGGGGCAATGTCCAGAAACATTGTTCGCGACAGGCTCTGTGAGCAGGATTCATTCCAGCAGTAGTTCACAATACACAAATGCGTGACATTCTCGTAAAACGAGGATACCACGAGGAATATTTTACACTGTCCACCTATACACAATTGATGCGTAATCTTCAAGAAGGATACAAATATCATAACGATGGAAACCGAGAAGATGTACAGAGCTTTGAAAGCGTATTCTTCCACGGTACACGGTATGGTCCGAACGGTATTACAGAGTGATACGACGAAGCAGTTCTCACAGATCCGTCTTGGTCTATGGCTAAACCCCCTTCCGTATCACGTCTGTCAAGTCCCGAGACCAGTCCCTTTTACCGGTGAGAAATCTGTTCAGCACATACAGCTCATCGAGTCGCCGGATATCGGCGTGTATTCCAAGATGATCGTGTGGAATCCATTAGAATCGTCGAGTGCTCACTTCCACGAAAACACCCACTGCTTCTTCACAGGTGTCCATACCGGATTACAACAAACCATTCATTCTATCGATGGGAATGAGACGACTGTTCCGGTAAATATCGGACTCTATAGTTATCTACACGATACGATCGGGTCGCATTCTATGAAGAACCTATCTGGGGCAAATACGTGTGTATCTTACCACCTGTACATCGACGATGACACGCTGCGTTCTGATTCTGAATATGGCCACCGCTACGCGTCGCAGGCGTCATCTATGCGTACATAAACTCCAAGCCACATACTCCCTTATTTATTTTTAGTATATTGTACATCAGCGCGTACGTGTGCAGAACGGTTGGATACGAACTCGCGGCAACGGATTTACGCAGCACGAGTGTCATATTCGTAGAGCGGAACGTGTTGATATGACCCGATGGGTTCCATTCTTCTGGGCGGATTGCCCACGAATAACAATAGATATAGTCATCCGGTGTAACTGTATGGTGCTGGTATGGCTGTAATACACGGAAGAATCTTGCTGGATACTCGGGGACGATGTCGTATGTGTCGTACTGGATTTTCGCGCTATCGATGATATCTCCGTGACGAATCCCGTCATCTGTCGCAGGATTCGCTCCAGACATAAACTCACCACCACCATCAATCCCCGGTTCTTGGCTTGAATAGAAGAACCACAGGTTTTCTCGGGAACGAACACGGTATCGTGTGAGGAATATAAGTTCCTTCATCAGGCCATTGAACGGGAGCTCACGTCGTATCAGGCTGGACCCACCGCAGAACTCATTATTGAGGTCCTGCTGGACCTGTTCAATGAGGTATACCTGGGGGCGATTCACAAACCAGCGTGCTTCTTCGCGGTCAAGATACACGTATTCCACGATTAAGCTGAACTCTACGGAATCACTCAGAGAAACACGCGTATTACACCCCGGTGAATCTATGATAAGACTCTCTACAGGACGCGTGTCTATTTCAAGGCGCAGGCGCTGGTTCTGCAGAGAGATTAATGGGAATGCTGTTTCAGGATGCTTACAGAACCAAAATGGGAGTGGTATCATAAGGTCTTGTGGTCCGGAAAGCGAGTTGATTGTATTGTCACGTCCGATAAGGTCGTTGAAACCAGGTTGCTTGGAGGCGGGCGTTGTAAGTGTGCCCCAGGTGTTCATCCATTCACCGGTTTGGCGGTCCAGTATGATTTCCCCGGCTCGGAGGCGGACCTCTTTCATACAAGCGTATCCTAGGTTGTTTGTCCATCCATATCCATCCGGTGGGGATGGGAACTTTGCGCGGACATAGATGTTCTTGATAAGGTCCCCGTCTCGCGGAAAATCTACAGAGATAGAATATTGTCCGAGAGTGGTCTTTGTGTCAAATGAAATCTTTCGGAACTCGGTCGCGAACGGTCTGTGGTGAATGTACGCAGAACGAAAATGACTAACCTGAGGATTCCCAACCAGGAACTGGTCTTCCGCATTATATGCGGCAAGGATGACAACTCCACTTGGCATACTGTGGTTTACTAGTACTTGTGTGATTAAGTAAATCATTTTTAAATGCCACACTGGAAATAGAACGAATGTCAACAACAAAAGCCGTAGGAACTCTTTATGCGAAAAACGTAAAAGTTAGCGACTCCATTTTAGCGGAGAATATCACGACAACAGGGTCAAATGTTGTAAACGGTTCACAGACAATTACAGGCCCCATGGGCGTAAACGGAACCACCACACTCAACGGTTCTGCGTTGGTTGCTGGTGGGATGAATATCGGTGGGTCTTTACACGTTGGAGGAACTCTAACCGTAGATGGTGGTGGTGGCGGCGGCGGGTTTACGCCTTATGACGATTTATCGGTTGGAAATGTTGAGGTAAGTGGTCGTATTGTTTTTGATCCAACTGTTAGTGCGACTAAACCAATACTCATCGGCAATGGCTCGACTGGGTCCTTTTTGGGAGTACAATCGGGGAGGGTTGTTATCGGACATGGTGCAGGTACTGTACCGGGGGGAAACTGTGAGGGCTCCATCGCGATTGGGTTTAACGCTGGACAAAATGGCCAGAATCAAGATGCTATTGCGATTGGACATAATGCGGGTTCAAATTCACAGGGATTTGGGTCGATTGCGATTGGGTCGTCGGCGGGGAGTATGAATCAGGGGGTAAACTCAATTGCCATTGGAAATAGCGCAGGCGCACTGAATGGTAATACGATTGTTATAAATGCTACGGGTATTCCATTGGATACGCCCACAGGTATTCCAAATGCATTTTTCGCTAAGCCTATCCGGGATGTAACTGGTAACACTGGCTTTAGTAAAATTCTGGTGTACAATCCTACCACTGGTGAGATAGGACTCTCCGGATAAATATCATATATGACTTACAGATGTCGTTCGCACTGCGGAAAGGGACGCGAGCAAATGATACACTTGTTGCGGATACTATCCGCACACACAGTCTTACCGCAACAACCCAGACTGTCAAGGATTTACAAGTAGATAATCTACAAGTCAATAACCGCACGAGTATCAGCGAGAACTTATACGTTGATGGGGATACAACGATTGGTGGAAGCGTGGGTATATCCGGTAGTACTCAGATTGATGGTTCTATTGATGTATTGGGTGGTATGAATGTATCGGGAGGAGGAACCATTGGAGGTGCTTTAGACGTTGTGGGTGACCTCGGTGTGGGGGGTGATGCTACATTTGATGCATCCGTTAATATTTTAGGCAACCTGGTTATCCAGGGAGACCTTACGGTTGTTCAAGAAAGTACTCTTAGTGAGACCACGTATATCCACAATGATATTTTTTACACCGTGGCACAGACCATAGAAGAACCATCTACTTTTTATAAACAGGTTACGATTTGTGGGCAGCTCGATGTGAGCGGCGATGCATCGTTCAATACGATTATATGTCACGACCGGATACAGTTTCCGAGTTCACAGATACGCATTACAGAAGATGCGTCATCGTTTGTAAACCAGGGGACCGATGTGATCGCGATCGGGAAGTGGGCAGGTATCTCGGGCCAGGGGAATGAGAGCATCGCATTGGGAACGCTTGCGGGAGAGAATTCCCAGGGTGCGAGGTCAGTGGCTGTTGGTAGCCGCGCAGGATCCCTTTTTCAGGGCGCAGACACCGTTGCGGTTGGTAACAGCGCAGGATTATCAGGACAAAATGATTTAGCAGTTGCCGTAGGATTTCGTGCGGGAGAGAATTCCCAGGGTGCGAGGTCAGTGGCTGTTGGTAGCCGCGCAGGATCCTTTTTTCAGGGCGCAGACACCGTTGCGGTTGGTAACAGCGCAGGATTATCAGGACAAAATGATTTAGCAGTTGCCGTAGGATTTCGTGCGGGAGCAGTATCACAGGGTCAACACGCAGTTGCCATCGGTCATAAAGCAGGCGAAACAAATCAACCTGGTGATTCAATCATATTAAACGCACAAAATACAGAGTTGGACACAACCACGAGTGGATTTTTTGTTAAGCCGATTCGTGAACAGGAGAACCTGAGTGGATGGATTCCACCGGGAACCGTGTGGCACAATAAGAACACCGGAGAACTCGCTAGTCAACCGGACATAACAACCGGGGAAATCGAAGTGGACCTGACTGTCAGTGGGTCTCTTGGTATTAATCGTGCTGCCAGCGACGGGAACGTGTTTGATGTGTCAGGGGATGGTCGTGTTCGTGGTGATTTCCGTGTAGACGGGAGTTTTAATATTGGACCCGAAACGGTTACGATGTGGGAAGACGTGAATGGAAATCTTACGATGGCACACTCGTCCAACGCCGGGGGAACTCCGGGTTTGAATATCAACCTATATGATGAAAGCGATACAATCCTCGACTCTGGTGGGTCCTCCCGGGGGATCGTGATCGGTCCCAAGGATGTCGCGGGGAGCACCATTCATATCAGCAAGGAGGGTAAGGTTGGTATTGGGAAGCGCATCGAGGGAAATCCCTCACAGTACAAGACGCTTGATGTGAGCGGCGACGTAGAGATTGATGGGAAACTGTTCATACACAATACTGAGATTGGTGTGAGTGGGGTTGATACTGAGTTTGTGAATACTCGTGAGTTGCGTTTGTACAATCAAGAAGACGATGATGCTGCCGTAGTCAAGCTCGCTACGTTCACAAATACATACGGTTCTAATGAAACATATGACCGTCTGGATGTAGACTTGACGCACGGGTTTTTAGACGGAAGTGAATGGTTAGGACTGAAAAATGGCATAGAACACACGGTTATAAATCACGGCACACTCCACCCGACCATCCACGCGCGTCTGCCTCCGAACCACGGGTGGTATGGAACAAAACTCCATCACGTGAACTACGACCTGATGTGTGATACACGTGCACTAGATACTGGTAATAATGCGAGCTATGGGATTGCGGGGCGTGACTTTTATAGAGGAATATTTTCTTATAGTGTCGCTCCCGGTTTAAAGAAATATGCATCATTTGATGTAGTTCTCCCGGCGTGGCTAGATGGTAGTAATAACTACGCATTCCCAGAAGGGACACGGGTTACTATTTATGGAAAGGGCCTTCCGCGTGGCCCAAATGGCCAGCGAACATTTTTGCGTATTATTGTCCCATCATATAATTCTGATGTGTATGCCTCAAAACGAGACGAGGCGTTAATCCATCTGAATATTCCCCAGATATCAACCGATATTTCGTATGGTCTGGCGAGATATATAGATGAATCTAGCCCGGGGCCATCAACGGGAGGAATGTCACGTACGAAAGATTCGAATAGCGTATGGATCGACCTAACAAGTATTCCAGCGATGAAAAACCTAGAGATCCGGGCATGGATGAGAGATACAGATTCGTTTCAGAGTAATAACTATCCAGAATATGCCCCGGGCGATGGATATTCCCCGGGTAGAGTTCCGGGTTTTTCAGAAGGCAATACAAAAAATATATGGAAGTGTGAATGTGTATCTACGACATATGGGTGGGTGCTGGACCGTTTTACAGTTACAAATGGGAACGGAGACACCACGATTCCACAGAGTTTAAATGTTCGTAAAGATGCAACTGTGGGGGGAAAAATAGTTGCGAACTACAGAGATTTCTCACAGAGTCAGAGTGAAGCGGCTATAAACACGCTTACATATGGACAACCAGATATATACATGGGTGTAAACGGTGGAACCCAAGACCTTTATGGATATACACTAACCGCAAACGTGGGTCCTGATGATGATTTGGGGCTATATATAAAGGGGCGCGATGGCATTAATATCGGTGCAAATATACACATTGCTACCTTTTTTAGCATTTCCGCGGGTAATTTTCCAAGTGGTAGACACGGTCTTAAGGTGAATGATTTACTTGAGGCAGGGGATATTAATGTTGATGTAGGTGGGTCATTATTTGTAGGGGGGGATACAACATTAAGCGGTGATCTCGGAGGTATTCGGGCTCATTCAACTTCAAATGGAACTACTTGTATGATTGACTGTAACAGAGACCTACAATTCCGAACAGACCCAAATAATGGAGGTACTACACGGATGACCATTGGCGTAAACGGTGATATTAGTATGGAAAACTCACTTGTCGTAAATGATTTACTTGAAACGAAATCACTGTCTGTGATGGGGCGAGGCCTTCCCTCTGGGTTTAAGTCGGTCCTTGACATGGGTGGTGTTGGGATTTCTGGGACTGTGTTAATACAGGGAGGGGATGCTAATTCTCCGGGTGGGATAGGATTTCACGCTGATAAACGGTGTTTCATCTGGGCAGGTAATAAATCGGGGAATCAACTCGGATCCGATTGGGATGATTCAAATATCGTGATTGATGATACGTTTACGAGTCGAATCCCACTAAATGCCACACAAATAAATGCCACACAAAACGTGACTGTTGGCGGGACTTTGACATCGAATGGTTCACTAAATGCCACACAAAACGTGACTGTTGGCGGGACTTTGACATCGAATGGTCCACTAAATGCCACACAAAACGTGACTGTTCGCGGGACTTTGACATCGAATGGTGACATAATAGATTTTTGGCAGTCCTCGTCTGACAATCGTCACGTAGGATCTTTAGTAAAAAAAAGTGATGCTGGTATAGATGGTTATTATGCTGGAATAGAAATGCGAGGAGCCTTAGGTAACGCCCGTGGTGAACTTGATTTGAGTGTTCGTGGGGGTGAATATTATGACCAGCTCAACACTGAACGGGATATGGTGTCAGTTCGTTATGACCGGGTAATGATGTGTCATAATAAAATATACGGAACCACTGGCTATCCTGTATTAGCACTCGGTCCCGGTGCAGACAATTTTAGTACAGGTTTTGTACTGTCTGTTTCAGGAACAGTGCGATTAAATGGCGAGTGTCGTTTTGGAAACGGTCTAGGGAGTGTGTTGGCTTTTGACGATGATGAAGGATATGGGCCGATCGACGGTGTAGTTGAGGGTACTGGCAGTCAGAGCCTGTACAACTTTACAGCAGGTCACGACACATACCTTGTAGATGATGTTCCAATGGAACAGTTTGATGGATTTATAATATCGTCTACCGGTAAATCATTACGGTATACCCGCAACTATGAATATTTGATGTTTACAACCTTATCTACGTGTAAAGAAGATACCGCGTGTGCTGGTGTGTATTATTATCTGGATCCGTCAAGTTACTCCACGGATCCTGATGTAAACTCCGAATACGTGGAAGACATCGATATGAATGGAGTGTATGAGAGGAGTAGATATACGCAAATTACAAACAAGAAGATAGTGAAGCGTCCCGATATCAATGGGCGGTGTATCTCTATTGGCGAGGGTACAATATGGGTATGTGAAGAAAATGGCTCTATTTCAAACGGAGACTACATCACAACGTCATCAATACCAGGCATTGGTATGCGTCAAGATAGTTCACAGTTACACAACTATACCGTCGCAAAAGCATATACAGACTGTGACTTTAATCTACTCATAGAGGTATATTCCGTTCCAAAAACGGAGGAGATTATAACCACTGAAACGCGTAAAAAGATAATTACGACAACGATAAGTGAGTCCTATGAGGAGATGGTTGATACGAGTGGAAATCTAGAGATTCCGGTCACGGATTCCTCGGGAAATCCGTTGAGAGATTCTTCCGGTAATCCTATATTTAAAACGCAGTGGTTTAGTAACATAAATAAAAAGGTCACAAAATATAGAAATAAGGAAATCAAAAAGGTGATACCAATACATAAAAAAATCCCTCTGGTAAATGAAGATGGTACGTTTCTTACATTTCAGGATATTACAGAATATGAAATGGAAACCATAACTATATCAAATGAAGAACCCATTATGAACGAAGACGGAACACCTATGATGGTAGATGTATCGGAAGAAGCGTATATTCGCAAGTGGGTTATGGTGTATGATGATAAATATATAGTATATAATGACTCTGAATATACCAATGTATATTGTACATATCCGTATGATTTTTCTACGCACAACCCTGATATGATAGGTAAGACATTCCGATGTGCACGTATTGGTTGTACGTATCACTGTGGTTAATCGTAGTGGTGTAAATAGAGGATACGCATGTCATTCAATCCAGGAAGGAAAACTACCGACGAAGCGGCATACGCAGACAAATATCAGCGCCAGCGAGGCCCGGGGTCTTACCAGTACGAGTCCCCGTATCCAACCCAGCCAACAGCGTTCCCGATGGATTCCTGGATCCGCCCACAGACATCGGGAGCACCCCTCAGCCGGCGTTTTCAGCCGGTGGATGTTGAGAGCGATATGCGGGGCATCGGACGGCCATCCAACCGAGCACCCAGTGAGGCGACTACGCTTGCTGCGGACACCCGTGTGGCAACTGGTTCCGCGGTGGGTCACGGTGGGCATCACCTACCAGGAAAGAATCCGGTGGATGTGGATGTTGCGGATGGTGGAACACGGTGGGCTGGATACCTCCAAGGTGCCGTGGTAGGAGTTGTAGACCACATAGACGTACCCCATCTCAGGACAACCCACGGTCGTCTCACACACCCAGCGATGGCCCTAAAAGGTGTTGGCCTGAATCGTTTTGATCCCGTGCTGCTTCATAACCCAGCAGAAAAGGCGTTTACGCCCTTTGACCGTGTCGTTAGCACGCGCCTCGTGAGCAAGGACCAGTGGCGCCTTCCTGCGTGCTCTCTCCACCGATTGAAGCTGATGTCGCATACCACCGGTTCGGATAACATTTCTCGGCCGGTGTACACGCACCCTAAAATACCCGGCGATACTTCTACATGTGTCAAGCAGAGGGCTGAGGCGGTAGCGAGGTACACCTCCAAGGCGGCCGACCACGTCGCATCACCCCCGTGCAACAAGACACCCCGTGCTTTCTTGCCGATGGACGGGAATGGGTGCTACGGGGGGTCAACGCAATCACAAATGTCAAGACACTACGCCCAGCAGATTGTTACACGGGACCCCGTGCCTTCTTGTGGCTGAAAAATAGGAACATCACAACAGATGGAAGCGGTTGTGATTGGACTTGTGCTCGGTTCGGGATATCTTTTGTCCCATAACGAACAAACCAAAAAGTCAAAGGGTAAATCAACTACCAAGCGCGCTGGGCCAGGCGTTGGTTCAGAGGCAAAGGGTGGTGGGAGCGCCCTAGCGAGGGGAAGAAGCACGATGGGACCAGATTCGGGAGATTCTTACCCATCAACGTTTCATACGACCCCCGTAAGCGGGTCACGGATTACACGGTCTAAGAAATCGGCACGCGGCCGCCCGGATGCCGCTGGGTATCACACCAATATGTTTCCCTTCTTTGGGTCAACCATCAAGCAAAATACAGACCCCGATGCGAACAAGCAGATTCTTGATTTTATGGTCGGCGCGGGGAGTTTGGACATCGGAAAGCGCGAGGTTCCCCAGATGTTCAACCGTGAGCAGGAAACGATCGGCACACCGTTTGGGGCGCCAAACCAGCTGGAAGAACAGCGGTCTCATTTTTCGGGGTCGCGTCTCCGACAGAACGAACTCCCATTTGAGCAGATCCGGTCGGGCCCTGGCCTAAACGACGGATATACGAACATACCCAGCGGGGGCGTCCAGCAGGCATCCTCACGTGAAGTCGCCCTTCGCAGGTACAAGACCGTAGACGAGCTCCGACCCGGAAACGACCCCAAGGTCCAGTACGCGGGTGTTACGATGAACCCAGCAGCCCATATCAAGTCACGAGGTAATATCGGAGAGGTAAAGCATCGCAACCCAGACCGCTTTTACATCAACAAGAACGGCGAGCGCAACCTGGTCACAACTGGACAGGTATACAAGACGAGGGTATACCCACAGCCCGTGGACCGCGCCGTAAACCGCCCGACCACAACCCGCGAATACTTCGGGACCCAGAAGTCGGCAGATACGCACCATTCGTACGTCCGACCAGCAATCAAGGAGTCGCACCGCATGCCGTCCCAGACTCTCCCACCAGGCCCATCGGTCTACGCGCACGCGGGTGGTGCGGCCGGAAGCGGAGCGGGTGGTAATCCAGCAGGAGGGGACTTTGGTCGGGATGGATACCAGGCACTACCAAACCAGCGGACGATTACGGGTTCGCGTTCAAAACTGGGTCCAGCAGGTGGTTCGGGTGTGACGGTTCAGGCAGGACCCAATCATTACCCAGATGAAGCACGGTTCAGCCGCAAGATGTACTTTGAGGGTGCGGCTCGGGAGTTTGGTAATATGCAGAGCACATACCCGAAGGGTCTCCCGTCTAAGGACCCGAATGATATCGCGAGGGGTACGATACGCGAGCAGACGGAGGATAATGATTACATCGGCATCGCCGCCCCAGCGAATACGGTTGACGCAACGCGCCTGCGCACAGACTACGAGGCTGCTGACACGATGACCACCCGCGAGCAGACGGGCGAGACCAACTGGGTTGCCCCCGGCAAGGCGGATGTATCGTGGGAGCGCAACCAAGACGCAGAACGCAATATGCGACAGAACAAGTCTAAAGAGCGTGTATCCAGGGGGCGTAAGCCAGCGCCACAGGGGGTGAAAATCTCTTCGGGGAAGCAGTCGGTGCGCATCAAGTCTAGAAAGATCGAGAGCGACTATTTCAACCAGTACGAACGGGCACCAACAGACCTCCACCGGGTGACCACGAACCGTTCCGTTCTTGGGAAAACCCAGATACGCCCCCGCCAGGGCGAAGAAGTCCACCTGGAAAGAGCAGACCCATCCTATCTCCACCCCCTGCGGAGCAACCCGTACGTGCTAAGTGTTGCCGGTCGTCCACCCAGCGTAAACCAGCCGAAAGTGTCGGTATGACACCGTATGAGGACCACAGCCACTTAAAACACCCGTGTGTATACTAAGGTAATGAACACGACACCTCTTTCGGAGCTCTCACGGCCACGAACACTTGATGACGTAGTCGGTCAAGAAGAAGCCATCCTGAAACTTCGTGGGTATCTCGATGCTCCCGATGAGACGCCGCATATGATATTATCAGGTCCCCCGGGGTGTGGTAAAACATCTACAATCCTTGCCTGGTCACGATACGTGTACGGCCCTAAACATTCTGATATAGGAAGGTCAGTGGGCAACAGTTATCCCGTCAGGATGCTCAATATGAGCGCTCTACGGAGTGTAAAAGACGTGTTGAATCGGATCCACGAGACCTGCCAGTATATACACGATACGTCTAGGTCAAAGGCATCTCGTGGTATTATCATATGTGATGAAGCAGATTCTTTAACAGCAGAGTCTCAAGAAGTACTGGTATACTGCATGCGGAAGTACCGAGAGCGATGGATTTTCACTCTGGTGATGAACTACCCGTCTCGTATGGGTGAGCGAGTATGGAACGAATGTGTGCATATTCCGTTTCTTCCCCTAAAGGAAATCCAACCCATTGTGGAAAGCACCATACGTAACGCGAAACTGGGAAGGAAGATTCCTAAGAAACACATATCAACACTCATGGATGTCTACAGTGGGGATCTGCGGCGCATCCTGAACGCATCCCAGGGGGTGAACCATATGGGTGAGGGATTTATTCCAGAATGGAAACGATGGACCTCTGTGTCGGTTCGTGACAAGACACCCTCGGGTGTGTATCAACATCTCCACGAGAAATGTCACCAGGATGGGGGGGCAGAAGAGAATCGCGTCTATCTGGGTCTAGCGCTCGCGCTTCATCGGCCCGGGTCGCTCCGCCCCATACTCGCCGCAATCCAAGAGCATCACTGCGATTGAATGGGTAATGCGCGTTTTTTAAAATACGTAGATATGGAAGGGGTACTCTTGGAAGCAAAGCGTGAATATACAGAGCAAGTAGTCTCAAAGATTACGCGCCCTTTATACGATGAGATATATGCGATCTGGCAGAAATCTCTGGATGAGAACGGGAAATCACCGATGCGTCACTTTCAGGACCTTCTAGAGAACATCGCAGAACTCAGCGAGAAGGATATGCTATTCATCACGGACAGGTGCATAGAAAAGTCTGGGTGCGCCTATTTTGGTGACCTGGTCACTGCTATCTTTGTCGCGCACACGCGGGTCCTGCTGTCGGTCCGCAAGGAGATGGTTGCTGACGGATATCGGTTACAGGTACCTACTCCGAATCGGTTCCTCCGCGCGTGCGTAGTATGTTGTGCGAGGGAGTTTTGGAAGTCACCGTATCTATTTTACCAGAACGAACACGATAATAAGATCACCAAGATTCAGGTACAAAAGAATCTACGAGAAGCAGAAACGATCATTCAGGGGGCGATTCGGTCTACGATACGGGGGTTGCTCCCATTGAAGGACGTGCTGGATGCAGCGATCGAGCGCAGCGACCTTGGAGATATTGTTGTGGAAGATGATACCGTTCTATCCTTGCCGAGTGATACCATTGACACCCATCCAGTAGAAGATAGGCCAACAGAAGATAAGCCAGAAGAAGATAAGCCAGAAGAGGATAAGCCAGAAGAGGATACGCCAACAGAAGATAAGCCAACAAAAGATAAGCCAACAGAAGATAAGCCAACAGAAGATAAGCCAACAGAAGATAAGCCAACAGCAGAGGACACGCCTGGTGAAGACAAGCCAGTAGAAGACACCACCGAGGATACGCCAATAGAAGACAAGCAATCAACCGATTCCCCACTGGACGATATACTCAGTTCCATTCAATCCAGCACTGGTGTACCGGATATACCAACATACGAGGACGCTGACATACCCAAGGTGGATAGTGCACCGGAGTCATATACGATAGAAATCAAGGGTCCACCAGATGACGATATCCTACTGAACTCTGTGAGTGACGCGATATCCCTAGACGAGGATACGGATGTTACGATTGAAGCAGAGGAACTATGATGGTAGCAATGAACAGGATGTATAACTTTGTGATTTCTATAGCCGCGGGAATTCTAGCATGTGTCGCGTACTGGATAGACCATACGATGGTCAACCCAGAAACGAAGACAGAACCGATTTGTCAGAAGACGCTCGGAAAACTCTTCTGTGGTGGTGCTGCGGTTGCGTACGCAACAATCACAGTGATGGGATCTCACGGGACCGCAAACGTAGCAGCGGCTGCTACACCCGGAAGCGACACAATCCAAGATGTGATTGACACAATCAAGACCGGACAGCCTTCTTTTTGAGGAGTATAGGCTCCTCTTCTGACGGAGATACGAACTCATACACTTTGGTATTTCTACTGGGTAACTCGGCTGTTTTAAACACGGCAAACACATCATTTGTGAGTTCCTTTGATGGTACCGCGTTATCGCAGTATTTCGCGATGTGCTTGTAAAGACCAAACCCCTGAAAGCGGTCTTCCCCGTTGCGATTCCATAGAATATTCTTCCCACGGTTGTCCATCAGCCATCGGTAGAGCATCTTCTGTACATCCGTCTCGGGCTCATCGAGGGGGTCACAGGAACCCTCCACGATACTGCACGCCAGGCGGGGCAGGTCAAACGACGGATTCGGAGCGACGACTGGTTGGTCCGCGTGATAATACGGGGGGTAGTTATATTGTCCACCCGCGTCGTTTTTGAAATCAAACGCATCTGACAAAAACTCTCTCCCCTGGTGTTCCACGAACGATCTTCCAAAATCAATAATCTTAATCACCCTTCCATACGTAGGAACTCGGAATACCGCACCATCGACACGATACCACAGGAACTCATCTTCCGTAGACACCCACATAATGTTGTTTGTATGAAGGTCGTTGTGTACAAATCGGGCCTCCTTCTGCGCGACGGCAAGGCTAAACACGACCTGATACAAGATGGATTTCCAGTGTTCTTCCGTGATTTCAGGATTATCTAGGAGTGTATCAACCGGTCCTTCTAGGTTTTCATAGATAGATGACTGTATGGGCATATTGGGTATAATTGCGTAAAACCTCCCACCGTCATCGTCGGTCTCGTCTGATTCATCCGTATCGTAGCCGCTTTCATCGTCTTCACTCTCACTGTCTTCGCTGTCGTTATCTTCGCTGTCGTTATCTTCGCTCTCGTCTCCGATAGAAACAGGTCGAGACGCCTGATTGTCGCTACCAGAATCGTTCTCATTCGAGGCGTCTTCTTCATCTGTCATTTCTTCCTCGTCGTCCTCAAATGGTTCGCTCTGTGCATCATCGCTCAGGTTCTTTATGGCACCAATCCCCGGTAGAACGGTCACTTCCACAAGTTCATCGTCGCCTGGATGCGTAGTTTTCGGTGGTTCGGTATTCTGTTTGAACTCTTCACACAATACCTCGGGTGTCTCGGCAATATCCTTCATGTCTTCCGTAAACCCAAAGATGTCGTCACCAATCGTTATCTTATGACTCTTCTTACCGCTCTTTGCTCCGTCAACAATGGAATCACGTATGGTCTCCACCTGGAAACGCTCACCCATCCCCCGGTGAAACCACGCCATGTTTCGGATGCTATAAAAATCATCGGTGATATCTACTCGCAGAGCGGGGGCAATGGATGTGAAATGACCATACATCTTTGAAAACCCCGGGCACTTGCCAGCGTCAACCAGGCGAGACATCGCGTACCCGGTTATACAGTCTACGTACCCCTGGTTGTTAGGATTGGATACCTTGCTCGCGGTGTTTGTATTCTCCAGGTCACGAGATGGGAGGCACGCATCCATCCCCGTTGGGACGTATGTACCCTTCATCATCCCGATTACATCAAGAACCGGCACCGATTTAATGTGGGCCCTAACGGTGTCTTGTCCTGAATCCCCGTTTGCGATAGTAAGATGTACCTTTTGATGACACGGGGTGTTTGATTGTGTTTCTGTGTTGGCTGTATCGTCGTCACCCGGCAACATACCGCCCCCAGAGACAGAGAGTATACTATGGTTTGTCCGCATAGAGTATCGCTTCCGCAACAAATCAAATGTCAGTGGGGTATTCTTCACATCCATACCGGGGAAAAAGAACTGGCCATTCATGTATCCAAGCAACCGTAAGTCTTCCCAGAACGTGCTCTCACGTGGGAGGTCTTGGAGTTCTGTTATCAAATGAGACATTGTATTTCCTGGTGTTTCACAGGGTTTCCTGTGTAAAGAATCAACGCGTTGTGACATAGGAATAGATTGTTGGTTTTAAAAATAGACAATGAGCCTGCATCTCAAAAAGTTTGATATGCGTCGTATCGCGGATGATAGCACAGTGGTAATGTTGGGAAAGAGAAATACGGGTAAATCCGTTTTGGTGCGTGACCTGTTATTTTACAAGAAGTATATGCCGGTTGGTACGGTTATCTCTGCTACGGAAAGCGCGAACAAGTTTTACCAAGACCACGTACCACCCACACTGATTCACGAAGAGTTTTCACCCGACCTCATCCGGGGATTCTTAGCGAGGCAAAAAAAGATCGTGGGTAAAATGGGAGAAGACGAAACACGTACCGGAAAGGGTCGATCAAAGATTGACCCCAAGGCATTCCTGATCCTAGACGATTGTCTGTTCGATAACACCTGGTCTAGAACAAAGGAGATGCGGTATGTATTTATGAATGGCAGACATCTTAAGATTTTATCAATCATTACGATGCAGTACCCGCTGGGAGTACCCCCCACACTTCGTACCAATATTGACTATGTGTTTATTCTTCGCGAAAACGTCCTCTCAAACCGTAAGCGTATTTTTGAGCAGTACGCGGGGATGTTTCCTTCGTTTGATATGTTCTGTCAGATTATGGACCAGTGTACCGAGAACTACGAGTGCCTGGTGATCCACAATGGCGCAAAGAGTAATAAGATTGAAGACCAGGTATTCTGGTACAAGGCGGACCTTCACCCACCGTTCAAACTGTGTACACCAGAGGTATGGCGTCAAGCCGCTGCTGCCGGAAACAAGATTCATTCTGCTGGGTGGCTTGGTGACGACCAGTCATCAAACATACGAGAGTCTAGACCAAAGGGATCAGGAGGACGCGTGACCGTAAACCGTGGGGTTACAAACTTTTAAGAATCCCCGAACCGGTTGACCCGAATCCACCCACGCCCCGGTTCGTAGTATCATACTCATCAAACTCTCTCGTGCTCATCTGTGTAAATGCAGGTGTCTCGATGCGTTCAAATACAATCTGAGCAACACGCATCCCATAGTGGAATATTGCAGTATCCGTTCCATTGTTAATGAGCAGGACCTTTAACTCACCCCGATAATCCTGATCGATAACCCCCGCCCCGATATCAATGCTGTCACGAACCGCCAATCCAGAACGGGGTGCGATTCGCCCATATATACCGCGCGGAATACGCATGCGAACACCTGTTCCTACAAGCCGCCTCTCCTTCGGTGGAATGTGTACTTCCTCTTCGTGTAAATACAAGTCATACCCAGCAGCACCAGCACTGCCCTTCGCTGGCATCTTTGCAAGCCTATCAACGAGTGTAATATGGACGTCGGACATTCTTTAATAAAGAATGCGCGATATATTAAGTGATTCTACTCATCGGACGTATTGCGATCGTTTAGTTCCTCAGTGACCTTGGACGGGTTCACGGGAATGCGGTCTGCGTCCATCTCGGCCATGATCTCGCGCGCCTCCGTGATGTCACGAACATTCTGTGATGATGCGGCATCTGATGCCTCTGTACGAACATCACCCGTGTCTGCGACAGCAGCCCGTGCTGCATCAATCTTGCGCTTCTTCTCGGCATCGAACAGCTCGTTCTTAAGCTCCTGCTTCTCCTTGTGGCTCTTCATCAGCTCGTTGAGCTCCTTCTCCGCATACTCCTGGTCCTCGATGCTGTGCGGGTTCGGGTCCCACGGCAGCCAGTACCCAACCTGTCCAACAAACACATCGTGTGCCGAATCCTCCTTCTGAAGCTTCTTTGCACGAGCGCACGCTTCCTTATGAGTGCTGTATGTTCCGCGCACCTTGACACCCCGGATGCTGGTTCGGAACTCGTTCTTTGCGTGGAACTCATCCTCGAGTTCTTGCTCCTTGTTAAACATAAACTCCTTGTACGCATCCTCGATGTTTTCCTTGCTCGCGACATCCGCTCGGTTCTTCTCGACGTACTCGCGGAATGACTCGAATACGTTTGTAAGGTTGACCTTGGACTCGGACATCTTTTCGGTAAGGACCTCTGTAAGATGCGTTTTCAAATCTGCGGTATCCACTGTGCCAGACACGTCTGCTAGTGCCGACTCGACCTCATTCACAACACACTCTGCAGCGTACTTCACGGACAAATCAAGAGCCGTGTTCTGACGGTCCCCGAACCTTGCGAGGAACTTTTCAAGCATATCATACCGAATCTTCGCATCATAGAACTTCATAAACCTCTGGAAAAAGTACAGCTCCTTCTTCTCGATAACCTTCTCCGGGCTCAAGAACGACAGGCACACAAACTCCTGACCACGAATCGTGGCATCTACGTTCAAAAAATCCTCTTCCTTCTCGTTCAACTCGCGGACACGCTGACTGGACATCTTCTCAGACATTAATATTTTCGTATGCGATATAAACGTATCGTTGTCTTAGGCTACCGCCCAGTGTTTTGTCTTTGTGATTTTTCTGTGAGACATTGTATAGAGTACCTAAATATGATGTCATTTGACCTGAATGAAATTATTACACGCCTCGTGAAGTATCTCGTAGAGGGTCTTGCGGTTGGTTTCGCGGCTGTCTTGATTCCCCGCAAGGGGCGTCTGGATATGGAGGAGATCATCCTTATTGGCCTTGTTGCGGCGGCCGCGTTTGCGGTTCTGGACCTGTTTGCTCCCTCGGTTGGATACACCGCTCGTCAGGGTGCTGGGTTCGGTCTTGGCGCGAACCTTGTCGGGTTCCCCGCGTAAGCACGAACCAATCGCCTGTTTTTGTCGTGTATTTCACGACGTAAATAGACAATTATGAGTTTTACAATTACACCATTGGCTCTTGCGAGAATATACCATAAGAACATGCTCATGTATAAAAATGCCGATGATATAACGGACGTCTCGCTGCGAAAGGTAGTACAAAAACTAAAGGGAATCCGAGAGTGGGAATCACCGACCGACCCAGTCCAGAAATCCTATGTAGAGATACAAAAACAGCTGATCCAGACAATCATCGGTATCCAATCCACGATTGATTCTTCCTCGAACTAGTTGGTGGTCTATTGGTTTTTACCTCCTTGTTTGCGCCGCTGTGTGCGTCCCTGTGTGCGCCCTTGTTGACGTCCTTGTTTGCGCCCTGGTCTCTCGTCCCTGTCTCTGTCCCTCGCGGTGCTCTTTTTACGGGTGTGGGCCCGCATTCCTTTCTCGATGCGATCAGGGACCTTACATACCGAGCAATGAAACGACCACTTGCGGTCATCATCCCGAAGCTTCCTCCAGACACCCATTGTATGCACGCCCTTTGTCTCGATGCGCTTAAAGTTGGTATAGTTGTCATCAAGGTACCAAGCAACTTCTTTGACAGACGGGTGCTGGATATCGTCTACCACAAGAAGACCTCCCTCCCG